TGAATGATCTTTATGGTCGATGGCGTGTTATTCTCGAAAAGCATGGCGCGAATGTTTCCGCCGACGAGTGGTTGCATTAGTCTCTCGCCACGATCCGTAAGAATGAGGTTCTTAATGGCTTCCTTTACAGCTTCTTCGTCTCTCTTCACTGCCAAGTCTTCGGTAATAGGATTCTGCGTGAGATCCTTGTGAAAGTCTGAGAACAGACTAACTCTCTTACGAACTGGTGTTACGATCTGTACTACCACTTATTATGCCTCCCTAGGCAAGGATTGTGTTCTTACTAGCCGGACCACGATCTTTCTGGTCCTACGTCTATATGAATGAAGCTGTTGTATCTTCCTATTCCTCTGAATCCACGCGTTCTCGCCAATCTTATAAACTCTTCTTTAGTTTCATTGTTTAGACCAGACCAAGATATATCTAAAGCCTTTCCTTGCATATGATACGAGTTCTTAGCGGCCCCGTCTAATTTTGCATTATATTCAGGCGATCTGTATCCACTATTTACAAACAGAGGTCGGCCAAAGTCTTTCTGAACCTTCATTAACATTGCTCTTACTCCAATGTCAACTTTCTCCCAACCATCTCTGCCTAAAGCAGCAACCCACCTACCGTTAAACGTTACTCTAGAGTCACCCTTGCCTTCGTTCCAAGGAGTTACTGCTTGAAAATCTTCCGGGCCCATTGGCGGAATATCTCCAGCTGCTGTATAAATTTCTCTACTTGTATTTATTCCAGTACCACGAGCAGGAAGATCGTAACGAATTCCACCAGCAGTGACGGATCGCGCGCTATTTGCGGCTGAGTTTGATGTTAGAATGCTTATCGTATCTTTATATGAATTCACAAAGGTGTCGAGGGGGTTTTTAATTGCATTGATGCCGTTCTCTACTTGTGAAACGAATTGGCAGAATCTATATAGAAGAAACTGGATATCTTCAAGAGTCGGGTTTTTAAACACGCCGACCGCATAGTCTATGATTGCTTGTATCTTATTCTTAAAGTTCTTTAAGTTTTCAGGATCAAAGAACTTCATCGCAGCTTCTTTTATCTTTTGAAACTGACCACCTATCTTTTCTACTATAAATGTCTTTACTTCAGAAATAACATCTGCGATTGAAAAGTTTTCGATAATGTTCTTCACTTTATCAATTACTTTATCCAATACTTTTGTTATATTATCTTTAAGCTGATTCAACAGACCTGCTAGAGAAAAGTTAAGTGCGAAGTTCTTTAGCTTATTGACTAAATCTGCAATTCCGTCAAGGGCCGTAAAGAATGCTCCTATAGCACCAAATATGCTAGGAACGAGAGCGCAGAAACTGCCGATAGTACTCTGAGTAAAGTTCTTTGTGTAGAACGCTTCGAATTCATTAATTAACTTGATAGATACGATGGAGCTAGATACAGATAGAGTAATCGGGGTATAGCCATACTCACGTATAAAATCTGCTATCTCTACAGGAGTGAAGACAACACCGGTGTTTACTCTCTCATCTAACAGGGGGTGTCTATCCGGATTAATGAGGTTTCTAACGTCGGGTCTCGTAAAGTATTGGTTAACCGCCGCAACGGAAGAATAGAAAGGATCCGTTCCATACTGTCTTGTAATCACGGTGATAGGATCGTTATCTCCAGGAGAAGAGACAACACCGCTCTGGTATAAGTCGTTGAGTGATGCGGCACTAAACTCTCCGATATCAAGAGCCTGAGGAATCTCAAGCTCTATGATCTCGCCAGAATCACCAACTCTAGTTACGCAATTTCTTCTACTGCACAGACCACTCGTGGTCATAGGTTATCCTCCGAATACTTAAACAAGTGTACCGCTGCTAGTACCAGCGAGACCGTTTAAAAACTTTTGTCTTTCAATAGTTCTTCTCTGAACAAGAGCGCTCAAAGTAACGCCGCCAGCTTTTGAATACTCTAACATCTTGGCCGCGATCGTGGCATTATCTCTTGTACCATTGGCCGTAAGTTCATTTATACTGCCAATGTTATAAGCAAAGCAAGTAAGAGCGTCTTTCGACTCTTGCGTCCAATTATAGTTACCCTTCTGATTTATCGTCTCAACGTTAACAATAAACTTCTGCAGGTTCTCGCTTAGAAGGCGTGTCGCCTCTTGCTCGGATATAGGTCCGGGTATCTTAGGCGGTTGACTTGAAGGACCAACACCACTGCCGTAACCAATCGACCATTGTCCGTAATCCTCGTACGGGTACTCACTAAATCCTTCGAAAGATTTTACAAGCGTAAGAAGATCCATACTTGCGTTTGCCGATCCGGTATACTCTACCGCAGGATCTGCACCGCTAGCGCTAGAAGAAGAACCTCCACCACCTTCATCCTGGGATGCGTATCCAGCGGATCCAAGCGATGAACTGTTTCTATATTGAGTCGTGCTTGCACTCTTTGATGCAGGTTCTGGAAGCTCTGTACCCTCTGCAGCTACCGCAGTTGTTGCTACTGACGGGCTTACTGCAGATCCGTTAGCCATACTAACGTTGTCGTCTATATAAACATTAGAAGCATTAATGTCAACCCGAGACTGTCCGCCTATTCTAACAGTCTGAGCTCGAAGATGTCCTATGTCTTCTGCATTTAAGAATAGATTTGTTCCAGACTTAATATCAAGTCGGTCTGTTGATTGTATAGCTATAGCCTCACCAGACTTGACACTGATTGACTTTCCGCTCTCAATGTTGATTGCTCTGCTCGATTTTAAATTGATGTTCTCAACGTTAGCTTCAAAACGAAGCTTGGCGGCTCGCATCTGAACTTCTTCGCTTCCGTTTAAGTTCATCTGACCGGCAACAGATAACAGATGGTTACCGTGAACGATCTGCATAAAGTCGCCTTCAACTTCTTCTACCTTATTTCCTTTTACGAGAACTCGGCTATCTCCCATGATAGTCACTTGACTCTTACCACCAACATATACGTGTTGATGTGTATCGTTGACCTCGTACTTATCAGAGATTGACTTATGAACCGATGTGCCGTTCGAGTCAATAGATACGTATGAACCTGATCTATGGAATATCGTAATTCTCTCTGCACCTGGAGTGTCATCAAGTTCTATCGAGTGGCTTGCCGTTTCAATAACTCTATTGTATGGATACTGTGCGTTGTATGCTGGAGCTGGTTCTTCGAATGCAGGCGACGGATCATCGCTGTTCATCTTTGCGGTAGGCACGTCCTTTACACGGTTCAATTCTTGCAGAAGAACATATGTCTGATCTAGGTTCTCTCCTCTTTCGAGTCTCGAGTTTGACGGCTGGCCGTAATCGTCAGGAGTAGATCCTTTTGCGATTATACTTGAGTCACGACCAGGAACTGCGCCCCACCCGGTGACCGAAGGATTAATCACTTCGGTTAACTGTGTAGGTATAAGACCAAGGATCATAGGTTGCTGTGCATCACGGCCATCAACAAAGAAGCCGAATACAAATGAGTTTATAGGAGGTAGAGGGGAGTTTGGATCGTAGCTACCGTATATAAGAGTAGCCCACGGCAGACTCTCGGTTGGTACCTGATCCACAGTTCCATGCACTCCGAAGGCACGGACCTGTACTCTCTTTTCAAGTCTCTCATCAACGTTGTTTTCTACAACTCCGATAAAGAAGAGCGGCTCGTATAACCCAACACCAGTCTCTCTCATTCTGTTGTACTCCAATCATACTTAACAAGTTTCATATCAGTCTGATGTATGTCTTTATTAAAGACATGCGTTAGATCATTTATCATATAGTAGCCGGATAGCTGTCTATTCTGCTGCGGGTTAGGCGACATCTTAAACTCAGGAATCTTAATGTTAACGATATCACCAACACTGAAATCAAGGCGGCCATGCGCCTTCGCGTACACGATAGTGTGATTTAAGTGATGGCGATATGCAAGACGGTTAGATACTATCTCAGGAATGAACTGATCACCTCTCAGTTGCTGAGTGCCCGAGTCGTCATAGTCCCGTATGACGATATATCTTCTTTCATTCTCAGGAGTAAAGTATCCGTTTATGAATTCGTCCGTATGAGAGTCTTCACCCTCTCCCTTTCCTGACACGGACATGTACTTCTTCTTGGCATCCTGATAGTTATACTCATACTTATTTGACTTGCCAGGGAGTGTAACTTGTCTCTTTATGAGGTCGATCTCAATTACGTTGCTACGATAGGAACCGGACGCGAGATCCATCGCGGTGTTGACTCTATCTGAGTTTCTTATCTCAACGAGGTTCTTCATCTGAGCGAGAAACGCTGTACCAGACTTGTCTACTGCATCACTAAATGTAAACTCTTTAATCTCTTCTTTATTCTCAAGGAAGCGATTGATAAGATACTCGTCAGATACGAAGTAGTAGTTATCAGATGTTTCAAAAAAACGGAAAGAGCACGACGGACTCTTTCGACTGTATGCTCTGTTTGCAAGAAAGTTCATAGTTTGCATAGGAGTATAGTTTGGAACGATGCAACGGAATAATCCAATCGTATCTTCGAGAATGAGCTGTTTAGGTCCTACATAGTAGTTTTGAAACACGTTTTCTACTATATTAGAAATCGTATCGTTAAACGGTTCGATAATTCTTCGAAACATTGCTTCAAACGAATACTTAGACATAAAGTGTATTTTATAAGTAAGACCATCGTTCGTCTTTTTAATATTCACATCTGTGATTTTGTATATCGCAAACTCATGCGTTACTTTATTCTTTAGCGAGTCTTCGATTTGAATCGTAAGGAGTTCTTCTCCTCTTAAAGGAAGATCTTCTAACAGACCGATATTGTCATACACAGATGCAGTTCCACGTATGCTATCCTTATCAAGAGACTCTTCTATCGTAAACTCTGGAATTAAGCTAAGTATCTCTATGCCGTCGCCGTTCAGCGGCGTGACTACCGCTGAGATAAGCTTATAGTAACCAGGTAAAACAAATCCACTCATCTTATCTTGTCTTCAATCTCTTTTTCGATCTGCGATAGGTATACACGATCAACGAGTTGTATATTTCTCTTATTATCGTTTAATGCCTGTTCGTATTCGTAAACGCGATAAGGAACCCATTCAGCAGGAATGATACGCTTAATTACGATACGTCTTCCAGCTTCTGTTCTTAGGATTACACGATCTTCTTTACGAAGAAAGATAGTTCGAAAACTATCTGGTGCAAGTCTAATAAAATCAACTGCCATGTTTATACCTCTTTATAGTAATAGACTATATTGTCGCCAAATGCATCCGTAGTATCACGCGCCCAGTCTATCACTTCGTATCCTGTTTTTCCTGATTTCTCAGCATACTTATCGATTAGATAATTATGGAACGTATCTTCATCCATAGGCCAATCGTGATACGGGTCAATGATATTATTTGATAGATACACGAGCCATGCATAGTTCGGATCGCCGTAGTAATGATAGGCGATGTCTTCTGCGCGATCGCCTTCTTCTATCGTATAGGGAAGAAACGCGTACGGGTTTTCTATCGACTGTTTAAGAAAGTTAACTCGTCTTGTGATATCT